CCTCAAAGAACTCTACAAAGATTGGACTGAGTTTCGCTATTTGGAGTTTGATTACCAGATGGCAGGTGATGTCAGTCGTAGAGGTAAAAAGACTGAACTTATCATCATCAAATATCCAGAAGTTAAGGTTGAATCTAATCTAAATGCTCTGGAGAGTTTATTGTATTGAGGACAGTTGGGGAAGTGTCCCACAGACCCTCGCAGGAGTCTCAGGAGACCCCTATAATACAAAGGTAATCAACGGAGACACCTCCAAATGTCCACCAGAGCACGAATTGGTATTGAACTCAAGAATGGTTCTATCCTCTCTGTGTACCATCATTATGATGGATATGAATCTTGGTTGGGTCGTATTCTGAAGACTCACTACAACACCCGTGCGCTTGCTGCAGAACTGATTGATGGTGGTGATATGTCTTGTGCTTGGACTAATGAATGTTGGTCTAATGATTTGCTAGATCGTGAAAGGCAACAATATGGTCCCAATTATTATTCCTATCGCGGTGAAGATTGCCCTCCTCGCCTTGATGCTGATCTTGCTGAGTATCTGTTGCCTGATGGTGCAGAAGAATACCACTACATCTTCCGTAATGGTGAATGGGTGTGCTACAATATGAATCAGTTTGATGATTCAAAACTCCCTGAAATTGTTGAAATCCCTTCTGTCGCTCTTCACGTTTGAGGTTTATTATGGAAACTACTGAACTGATTAAAGACTATTACAACAAGCAACCCGTTACGATGGAATTTACTGTTGAAGAGCACGATCTTCTGAATTCTATTTTATGTCACGCTGTTGATGGAATGGATCTAGCAATTCCCTGCCTTTATGATTTGTCCGAAGACTCTGAAATTCGACAGCGTTATGAAATGCTTGATCGCATAAAAAAATACTCTTATTCACTCTGGGCACAACGATTTGGTAACTGACCTATGAAAACTTCTACTGCTTTTGGTGTTGTCTTTGTTGCTGTTGTGATTGTAACAGCAAGCATCTTATTTGAAGCGTGGTTGCTTGGACTGATTCTATCTTGGTTTAGTGTATCCTTGACCTTCTGGCAGAACCTTGCTATTATTGTTCTAGCAAATATGATTTTTAAGAACTCTGGAGGTTCCTCTAAATGAACCGTAAGTATGTTGTCGCTGGATTGATTGGTTTTGCAGTCATTCTTGGTTGGAATGTCTTTCTAATCCAGCGAGATAATGCTCTTTTCGACGCATATTATCATCAACAAGCAACTCAACTAAAATGATTTCAAAGAAACTCCGAGACCTTATTAAGAGAGCACAAATGAACAAAGAAGCAGAAGAATTTTGGAAAGAAGTTGAGCGTGAAGCAGCAAAGCTTGAGGTTACTGTTGATTATTATCTTGCAGAGTTCTATTGACATTCTGCACATTTAACCTTAAACTTGAGAGGTATTTTACAAACACAAATGGTACAAAAGTTTCTTTATATCGTTCCGCACGCAATTCCGTTTCCAAGTTCAGAATATGGGGGAATCTGGAATGTTGTTGCAAAAGATAATGACGAATGTTTTGATTTGATTTCCAACTCTTATGAGTATGAAGGTTATGAAGAATGTTTTGGTGCTCTTCGTGAAAATATTATTAAATGCGATAAATTTGCACTTGCCGAAGAACTAGACTCCACCATTGTAGAAAGTTTCACCACCTGATTATGGCCCAGAATGTTGCCCATATGGATAAAATGTTGTTTGATTTGAAACAACAGTATCAAGCACAAATCAGTCGCCTACAAAACAAAATCAGCGAACAAGAGGAAGAGATTGCTAAACTCAAAACTCTGATTTCACTCCTTTCCATAGAGAGAGAATATGACGTGTGAAGTTCCACCATCTTTTATTCATTCTGCCCCTGAAGGATACACATATGAAGCAGAAGAGTTTAAACGTGGTGTGGTCGCTATTTGGTTGCGTTGCCACCGCAAGTTTGTCTATAATGGTGGTGCTCCAACCAGAACTATTCACTCGTTTTACAACACCAAAACCAGGGAATACTTTGCCCCAGTCAATAGTAAGACCATCGGTGCTTGTGTAAATATCAAGGAAACGCGGAACTATACCGCGATGCCGATTAAATATCAAGGAATAGAGCAGTTCTTTGTATGACTGAATATACTCCAAGCGTCAATGATTTTGTTGTATGGACCAAAGGTGTTGAGGGATGGGTGTACTTCAAGTGTGAAGATTACATCACCATTGAGTACAGTGTTCGCCCTAAAGATGAACTCAACCTTGTGTGCTGTCCTATTCACAGAAATGAAAGATTGCTTGTGATTTGTTATAAAGAGCAGTGGAAACAACTAGAATACATCAAGTCGCGCACATCAATCTATGAAGAAGAGGAAAACCTTTTGGCGATTGCTAGCTAAATCGCTAGGTGAAAAAGCAAGTAAATGTGATAGAGAGGCGGATAGGGTAGCACTTATCCGCCTTGTGATGTTTCTGTCTATTTTTGCAACTAACTGCTTTATTGTCTATGGTGTTTTGAGAACTCATCATTATCCAGTTGTGCCAGAAATAAATAATCAGAAACAAGAAAGATGCTGACATTTAGAGAGTTCTATGAAATTTGTGAAGGTAAGAAACCTGATACTCCACCACACGCAGTTCCAGGAACTGTCAATAGAGATTCAAGTGGCACTCTAACTTATACTCTTCAACGTTATGATGGACCAAAAGTTAAACCATCAAAGAAAGAGATTAAGAAACAAGTATTGGGCCAGAGTGGTGGAAAGAAAGTAGAAAAACACTCTAAAAGAGTAGCAAAATCAATTAAAAAAATTAAAGAAGACATTGAAACAAGACGCAGAGAACTAAAACAAAGACAACAAGATCAAATGGCGTCTCAAAGAGAACGTGTTGCAGGTTATCATACAGCACAAAAAGAAAGAAAAGAGAAAGAAGCAGAAAGAGAAGAACTCAAAAGAGAAATCGAGAGAGAACTCAAGGACAGTTAAAAAACCGTCCACTATTCCAACACCAGCACCCCAATCTCCTGTATATTACATTTGTTCAGTTGAGGAACACCAATGAATCACTTTGACGACATTCAAATTGAAGAATCTGCTGGATTTGATTTTCAAGAAGCAGACCTTGATGGTCTCTTTGATGAAGAAGAGGAAGATTCACAATCTTTTAATTCTTACCTGAACTCTAACATTGATTATTGAAATGACTGAAACTGTTAATGTCCTCTCCCATATTCGTGAACTGAAAGATGCTTGGCGTCGTCAAGATTTTGTTTTTACGAAGCAACAACAAGAGGAGTATGATATGCTCCTGGAAGCACGTCGTGAACGTGTGAAGTGGTTTTATGAGACAGATCGTGTTTGTAAAATCAGCAAATCTGCAATGGATAAACTGAAAGAAGATAACTGACAAACTGACCACTCTAGTGCTCAAAAGTGCTGGAGTGGTTTTACAATAGATTCATCAACAAACTTCCAATGACTCAAAACAAGCACATCGAACATCCTGAAGATACCATCTTGACAGGTGATCTTTCGGTTCTTGATTGGTTCTCTGAGGTTGATAGTTTTATCAGTGTCAAAATGGATGGTGCTCCTGCACTTGTCTGGGGAACTAATCCTGAGAATGGTAAGTTTTTTGTGTCAACAAAAGCAGCATTTAATAAGCAAAAGATTCGTCTTTGCTATAATCGGGAAGACATCTTCACTCACTTTGGACATCAACCAAATGTAGCACAAATCCTCATCTATTGTTTGGATTTTCTGCCTCGCACTCAACAAGTGTATCAGGGTGATTGGATTGGTTATGGTGGTGGGATGGATACATTCAAACCTCAACTGATTACCTATAAGTTTCCTGCACCTGTGCGTCAGGACATTATCATCTGCCCTCATACTTACTACACTGGTGATAAACTGCCCGAAATGGTAGCACACCCTATCACCAGCAAGTTTGTGAGCACCAAGCACGTTCTGTTTGTGCAACCTAACGTGTCCCTGAATCCTTACCGTGAGGATTTGGAGGATGTGTGTAAGTTTGCCAAGCAAATGAGCACTCTATGTGAGTTTGTGTCTGATAAGAAAGCAGGACAAATCAAAAAAGAGATCAACAACTGTATCCGTGAGCAACGGGTCATCTGTGAGAATCAAATTGCAGAAAAATGTGATTGTGATAAGAACCTCATCAGATTGTGGCGTTTGGTGAAGTCGATCAAGGATGATTTGTTCTTATTCATCCATGATGAGGATGAGATTGAATGTTCTATCAATGGTGAAGATAGTTTCCATGAGGGTTATGTCATTCACAACAAGTTTGGATCTTACAAAGTAGTAGATCGTGAAGTATTTTCTCATCACAATTTCGTAACTCCAAAGAACTGGTAAGACCCAACCCCGCAAGGGGTTTTTTAATAAATACCTAAAAAGTATTGGGTAAGATGGTAGCGCAAAGAACATTCAGTGAGTTTATGGGATTATGTGAGAAGTTTTCGATGACAGCAGATACATCGAAACCACAATCAGCAAAAGCAACTAAACTTCCAAGAAGTCGTGAGAGAAATGTAGGAAAACACGATGATTGGAAAGATAAACCAACTGAGTGGGGTGAAAGACCTGACGCAGGTAAGAAATTAAGATCAAGAGTAAGTGCGGTTGTTGGTACACAGCAAAGACAAGATGTTGAAACTGGTGTAAGAAAAGAGGAGACGGAATTGGATGAAGTGTTGATGGTAACTCCTGCAGTAAAGAAACCAACTAAGACGGTTGTAAAGAGTGTCACTAAGTTAGAAAAACCAGACCCAAGTGATCCTGATTATGTAAGAAAGCAGAGAGAATATGTCAAGTCAAAGCAACAAGAGGCGATTGACTATGAAAGATTGAAAAGTGGTGCAGAAGCAGCAACTGATAGAGCAGCAGCAGTGAAGAAAGCAAAACTACAAAGACAACAAAGTGATGCAGAATCAGCAAGAACTGCATTTAGAACAAAAGGTGTACCATTTAGTGATGCAAAAGGTTCTGGTCATATTGTAAATGGTAAAAAAGTATATGCCAGTTGAGATTCTGTCACATATTATTGCTTTTTGATTCAAAATCTGGTAATCTAATCAAGTAGAGACAATTTACTCATGAATCCAAGTGAAATCAAAAAGGTAGCACGTCTTCTTGAATATGAAGATGATTGTCGTCTTGCTCGCAAAGAGTTTATGGAACATGGTGTAAGATTTTATGATAAGTTCGGAACGGGTCATATTGTTGATGGCGTGAAAAAGTACACTGAAAAGTTCTGAGTGTGACAATCAGAGAGGTGGCACACAAAATGAGCACACCACTCTGAATCGTGTATTCTATCTGTATTGAAGCAAATCACTCCAATGCCTACCTTCACCCAACACACCACCAACCCCACTTTTGTTGAAGTTGGTGTAGAGTTCTTTCTTCCCACTGATTCTACTTCTTGGATTCCGAATGGTTTCGATATGGTAGAGTTTTGCGTGGATGCTGATGATCTGAAAGATGATCGTTCTGCAACACTTGAAGAGGTTGCTGAAAGGTTTTGTAAGCACATTGGTGTTGTGTTCTCTCAAGTAATTGAATCGGATTTGTGGTGATGATTAGGTTTCTTCTCAATTCTTTACTCAAAGCACCTGGATCTTATCGGGTGGAAGAGAACCGAATCTATCGTGATCTTCCACTTGGTTTGTCTTACTGCTGTCAAGAATGTGAATCTACACTAGAATCGTGCAGAATTGCATTTCAACTTAATTCATTGAAGTAGGTAGACAATCCCTAAAGCGTCCACCAGACCACTCAGAATGACCCAGAACCCCTCTATAATGACTTTGTTGAATCAAACCACGCAACCGATGGTATTTCACTACACTACCAACTGGAAAGAGAATAAAGTTTGCCAGATGTTCATTCAACAGATCACTCCTGAGCATCAAGAATGTGATCACAAATATGTTGCTATTGCTCTCAATCCCGAAACAAACAAGAGCATGGTAATGTCTAAACCACGTTCACATTATGATACTCTTCAGTGGGTTCGTAAGTTCTGTGGTTCTTTCTGTATCCTTCCTGAGTATTGCTGAGGATTTAATCATGGCAACTTATCGCGCAAAATGTTGGTTAGGTTCTTCCTCTGGTTATCAAGAACTGGAGGTGCAATCAAGTACACTTTATGGTGCAAAAGAACAGTTTGAGAGAATCTATGGTGCTGAACAGATTATTAACCTGAGAGAGGTAAGATCAGGTAGTTCATCTTCATCTTCCTCTGGTGATGTTGGTGGTTATCTTGTTCTTGGTGCAATTCTGTTTGGTATCTGGTTACTGGTAGAATACTGGTGGGTGATTGTTCCCATTGGTGTTATTGGTTTGATTCTCTACATTATTTCTAAGTTCCAATGAACTACCTTTGTTTCGTAGATGGTCTGCTTGAGTATGCTAGCAGTGATCAATCTTCTTTCGCACACTATCAGTTAATGTATGCTGAAGAGCATAGAAATGCTGATGTTCAGTATCTTACTCTCACAGACGAAGAATACGACGAAATGTTCCCTTATGAGGAGGATGAATGACTTACACTGACATCACAAAACTTGAGAACTGCCCTGAATGTGGTGCAAATTGGGTTGATAAACTCATTCCACAACAATACTGGGAAAACTATTCTCCACCCTATTTCTATAGTCGTGTGATAGGAGTTGAGTTGATTGATGAAGACCGAATCAACCACTGGTTGTGCCCTGATTGTAACCACAAGTTTCCCCGATGACTTACTCTAACCTCTCCAAGATTCGTCCCAAACTGAGAACAACTGGGCGTGTGTCGGGCAACTTCGGACGGAACAAAGTATCAGCAGGTTCTACACTCAATGACATCGGTGGTGATGGTAACATAGGAGCAACACAAGATGAGTATTTGAATCGTCTTTATGTGGCGTTTGATGAAACTGATGATGTAAAACTCAAACAGTTTATCTACCAAGAGATCAAAAAGATTCTCATTCAACAAAACAAATGGTGACACCTGTAGAAGTGGCACAATAAATGAGCACAGTGCTCAAAATCCTGTATATTAAAAGAGTCAAAGCAATTCAAGCAAATGACTACTGCTTTCATTGATTTCCCCGCTCAGCAACAAGCAAAACAGCAAATCGCTGAGAATGTTGTTAAGTGGACTCAAATGCTGATTGAAGCATTGAAGCAAAATTATGTTGAGTATTCTGTTCGCAGTCATCAGCGTTCTGTTGAACTTGGTGACAATGTAGAGTATCACATTCGCAAGATTGGTGAACTGAAGAATGGAGATTGTCCGATTGATTACCAAGTAGAAACTGGCAAAAAGTATCACAAAATCATCTTTGTTGATGGTGGTGGTCAGCGTTCTGTTCACTGCTTTGTTGATAAGCAAACTGGAGAAATGTATAAATCTGCAAGTTGGAAAGCACCTGCTAAAGGTGTTCGCTATGATCTGCGATTGATCAAAGATCGTGAATATGTTTTGGAGAATTGCGACTGGGCATCAGGATATATGTACGCTCGCTGATATAAACTAAGAGAGTGTGCCAGTCAAATCTCTGGCACACTCGATGGTTTTTCTCCCCAAAATCCTGTATATTAAAAGAGTCAAAAACAACAACGACATGACCACCGCAACCGCTTCCCGCACTTTTGTTCACCAGTCTGTGAATAGCAGTGCAATCTCTCAACTCTCTGTGATTTCTGGAGAAGTTGAAGGAACCTATGATCTTCTGGTGATCTTTAACAGCAACCCCGACAAAGTGTATCATTATGCTTTTGAGGATGATGGTGCTGCTGAGCGATGGATTGATCTTCTGAGTGATGAAGAATCCCGCGAAGCAACATCTTGGGGTCGTGAATTACATCGTGCATTGAAGCACGGTGATCTCGAAACCATTGCTGTGTGACGATCTGATTGCTGACACAAGGGGGATTGCAAAGTCCCCCAACATCTGCAATACTTAAAGAGTCAAAGAAACGCAACCAATGATCGAGTTTCCCACACTTCAATCGGCGGATAAAACTATGCTCGTGGGTTTCTATCCCATTGAGGATTGCTCTACTCACACTCTCAAGATTCTTTCTTGGAAGGGTGTTGATACAATCTCCCAGAAGTGCATCACCAAGAAAGATGCAATCCGTGAGATCAATGAGAGAATCGCCCTTGATTATCTGATCACTGGTGATAACATTGATCTGGTTCAAGAATACAACTTTATGCAAGGTGCAGTTTGATGACTAAAACCACTCTCACTTTTGAAGAACTCGATACTCTTCTTGCAGCTCTTGATTCTAGTGATTGGATTTATCTGACTGAACTTACAGAGACAGACATTTCTGATCTGTATGACAAACTCCTTGAAATGAGGGATGAACTCTGATGAAAAACTACCGAATCCGAGTAGAGACCAACGACGGATGTGTGACGATTTGGTATGAGAAATCAAAAGCAATTCGTGCTTGTGATCTTATCAGTAATCGTGTCTACAATCAACTTTGTGGACTAAACATCAAAGAGATTGAAGTTTCTCCTTCTGTTTAATTATGACTTTTTCCAATCAAATGACTAACATTGACCCCGAAAAGTTCATTGCAGAACTCAACAAATTGAAGATGACACCTGAAGAAAGGGCAGTTGCCAATGCACAAGAACTTGGAGAATCAATCGGTAAAGTTGTTGCAAGTATTATTCTTCTTTTTGCCTTTCCAACAATCATTTGGTCGGTTCTTACTTTTATCTTTGCTATTAACATTGCTTGGGTGAAAGTATTTGGTGCATACTTTTTGTTCAATCTCTTCAAGAACATCATCGTTAATTCCTTCAAAAACAAATGATTTCCCTCCCCAATCCCCATACAAAAATGGAACTGACTCAAGCACAATACGATCAACTTCTTGCCAACTACATTGAGCAGTTGATTGATGGAATGGACATGGACAGTTTGATTCAGTTTGCATCAGAACAGTTGGAAATGAATCTCCGCGAAAGTTGCTCCACTCCTGATGAACTGATTGAAGAGATTGGTCAGTTTTATGATGAAGATTATGTGCAAGATATGGTGGAAAGTGTAATGAATGTGGACGGTTGAATCTCTGGCACACTAAAGTGGCACGGCACCCAGAATGGTGTATTCTTAAGAAGTCGAGAGGAACACCACCCAATGCACATCTTCACCAACGCTTCCAAGATCGGAACCCTGATTCCTCGCACTGGTCTTTCCTACTGTGCAGATGATAATACCTACACAGAATATACCTTTGAGGTTAATGCTTGGGCGTGTTCTCTTGATGATCGTCCCTTTTGGATTGATCAACCTAAAGTAGAGAACGTTGATCTTTTTACTGAACTGTTCGGAGCACAATGATGACTGCATTTGTAATACCAAAGAGCAAGAAAGCACGCAACCGATTCTGTAATCTTATGGGACAAGAATCGGAGTGCATTATTGAACAAAACAAAGGTGATCGTGTTTTTCTAAGATCACTCAACGGCAAAAACTTCTTCTGGGTTAATCTTTTCAACGATTCTGATTGGAGCATCGAACTATGACTTTTGAGGATGCACTTCTGAACTCTGGTTACATTTACGATAAGTTCGTTGGGTCTTTTATGAAAGAAGAATTCAATGG